TAACGGATCTGATTCAACAACATCCACATAGTTAAAATTATCAAAGTTACTAAACCAAGCAGTAAGATCTACATCATAGTTATTTTCAGCATTACATTTTGGGCAGCTACAACCAACTTCCATTTTATCACCGTAGGTAGCAATACGAATAGCAATTAGTGCAAAGTCTAAATCAATGCTGGGCATTGTCCACGGATCAAGGATTGCTGGGATACAACTTTTGATTAATTCAACAGTTGACTGACCTGTAAGCAGTGCATCAGGAGTCTTAAACATAAGCTCGTCTTTGGCTGTCATTGCATAAACAGCATACTGATCATTGGAACTACGATCCAATGCACCTTGAGGATAGAACTTGCCCCTAGATGGTAATGACACATAAATCTTAGGCTGTCGATACCACCCAGCAAGTGGATTTTTCTTTGGTAGTGGTATATTCAAATCTTGGCTCATTTTGTCTCCGATAAATACATTACTAGTATTGTATATTTATATACGTAGTTTACCCAGGAAAAATAACCAATGGCAGTGACAATTGACATCCCAGGCATCGGAAGTGTAGAAGCTAAAAATGCTGCTTCAGAGTCTACTCTGCGAGAGATACTTAAAACCATGCAGGCCGTTCAAAAGAATACCGCCGGTAAAGGTGGTAAAGGCGGAGCCGGCGGCAAAAGTAATCAAGAGCCCGAAGATACAGTCAGTACGCCACTAGCAGAACTTGGGAAGAAATTTGGCGCGGCCTCAAAAATAGTTGGCGGATTTACCGCAGTATTGGATAGTGTAACGGGTGTACTAGGCAATTTTGCCAACGTGGGAGATAGCTTAGAATCAGCAGCAGCACAGATACCACTGTTTGGAAAATCGCTAGGAGTAGTAGCAGCAGCCGCAGTAAAGACCAACGATGCATTACTATCAGCAGCTAAATCGGGTGCTGGCTTTGGCGGCAGCATAACTCAATTTGCAGGTGCAGCCAGTGCAGCTGGCATGACCATGGATAAGTTTGGATCACTAGTTGCTAGAAACGGCGAAGGCATGCTAGGCTTTGGAGGAACAACTGAAGAAGGTGCTAAAAGATTTTCACAAGTATCTAAGGCATTAAGAACAACCAGCGGTGATTTGTATGCATTAGGATTTTCAACTGAAGACATCAATCAAGGACTTGCCAGCTATGGTTCATTGATGCGTACTCAAGGTTTGCAAGGCAAGCAGTCCAATGAACAAATGGTCAACGGAGCAAAAACGTATCTAAAAGAATTAGATGCTATGGCCAAGATTACTGGCGAAGAAAGATCTGCCAAAGAATCCCAAATGAAAGCATTGGCTCAGGATGCACAATTTCAAGCATCTATGGCAGGAAAAAGTGCAGAAGCTAGGCAATCATTTTTAACAACCGTTGGAAAAATTCCAGGACCTTTACAGGGATTTGTCAAAGACTTCTTGGCCACAGGAACATTAACCACTGAAGAAACACAACGCATTGGCTCTATGATGGGCGGCGATGTTATGCGAGAACTAAACGGTCTGCGAAGCAAATTGCAGTCGGGTGCAGTGCTTAGTGCCGAAGAACAGGATCGTTTGGGAGTAATAATGAAACGAGCTGCTGAACAGCAGTTAAAGAATGCAGGAACGTCATTAGCAGGCGCAACAGAAATGCAAGGCGCAGTTGTTGCAGTAGCATCAGCACTAGGAATACAAGAAGGTGCAGTTAAAAAATCTGCTGAAGAACAACGAGCAGCAGCACTCGAAAGCAGCGGCTTTAATAAAAAAATGCAAGAATCTCAACAGCGTCTTGCAGAATTCAGCAACGGATTTCAAATTGCGTTAGCCAACAGCGGCATGCTAGATTTCTTAATGGATGCGTTTTCAGTAATGGCAACTTTGGTTAAAACCATTGTTGTGCCTGCCTTTGAAGTTATAGGACAAATATTACCGTACATAGCTACAGCACTGGGAGTATACCTTACTGCAATGCTGGCAGCAAACGCCGTAACAATATATAATACCATTGCTAAAGGAATTAATACTGTAGCAACAATGGCATCATCAGGGCCGTTCTTGTTACTTGCCGCTGCAACTATGGCAATTATGGCTATCTTTAAGTCATTGTATAAACAAGGGTGGGACTTAGGTACATCTTTACAAGCCATTGGAGATACTCTCTACAGTGTTTTTGTGCTTGGATTTAAAGATCTAATGATCAGTATTCTTTCGTTCCTGCCTCAAAAATTAGGCGGTTATAGTAAACAAGAAGAAGAAGCTGCAAGAGCAAAAATAGCGGTCGAAAGAAAAGAATTGAAAGATCGTGAAGTAGCTAGAGACAAAAAACGAGAACATAATGCAAAAGAACGTGCAGAAGATTCTAAAAATCTTGATAAAAAGAAAGAGATATCTGCAGAAATTAACAAACTTGACTATAACAATGGCCCTGAAGCATTATTAAAGCAGTTTGGATTAAAAGAAAATAGTAAGTTTGCGATCGACGGTAAGAAGGTTGATGTAAACAAAGAAAAAGAAGCAGCTGAAAAAGAGCTAACTGATGCTAAAACAACAGCAGCAAAGAAAGCAGCTCTTGAAAAAATTGAAGCTGCTGAAAAGAAATTAGCTGACCTTGATAAACTAGCCAAAGGCGAAGCAGTACCTAAAGAAAAATCAAGAGAATCGCTGCCCAAAGCAGAAGCTGCTAAAAAAGAATTAGAAGTCAAAGGTGAAGAAAAAACCGCAGCGGAAAAGAAAGCTGCTGAGGAACGAGCCAAGGCGGAAGAAAAAACCAAAGAAGAAAATAGTAAAAAAGCTAAAGGCGCAGCGCCTGCTCAAGAATCAGCTGAATCATTGCTTGCTAGCTTAAATACTAAGATGACAGAACTTATTAAAATCAATAAAGGTACACAGGCAGTCAATGAACAACAGCTCAGTGTCCAAAAAGGTATGACCAGCGATTTATTTGCTGCGTAATAGGGATACTAGATAATGTCTTGGAAAAAATATTTCACACCTGTACAAGTAGATAATACTGGAGGTTCTTTTAGCCCTATCAGCGGCAAGGGACGTCCAGGACCTGCACGAGCAAACTATTCAAGCTACCTGCCTGATGTTTATGCAGGTGCTCCAAATCGGGTTGAGCGTTATATGCAGTATGACACAATGGATATGGATTCAGAAGTCAATGCTGCCTTAGACATTCTCACAGAGTTTTGCACACAAAAAGACAAAGAAAACGCCACACCGTTTCATACATTTTTCAAAGGTTCGCCCACAGCCACAGAAGTTAAACTGCTAAAAGATGCACTACAAAAGTGGGTTAAACAACAACAGTTTGAAACTAAAATTTTCCGTATTTTTAGAAACACTATGAAGTACGGTGACTGTTTCTTTGTACGTGATCCAGAAACTAAAAAATGGTTATATGTTGATGCTGCTAAAGTTAGTAAAATTATTGTCAATGAATCAGAAGGTAAAATTCCCGAACAGTATGTGATTCGCGATATTAACTTTAACTTCAAAGAAATGGTAGCAGTGACACCACATGGTACAACAAACACAGCACCTAGTGGAACTAGTTCTTATACTTCGGGTGGTGGCCAAGGACGAGGAATGGTAGGCTCTGCTGCACAACCACCAGGTACTAGATTTAGTAATCAAACTAATGAAGTGACCATTGATGCAAAAAACGTAGTACACATTTCGTTGTCAGAAGGGTTAGACAATAACTATCCTTTTGGTAATTCAATTTTAGAATCTGTATTCAAAGTCTACAAGCAGAAAGAATTGCTTGAAGATGCTATTATTATCTATCGTATACAACGTGCTCCAGAAAGACGTATATTCTATGTGGACGTTGGAAATATGCCGGCACACATGGCTATGAGCTTTGTTGAACGTGTTAAAAATGAAATCCAACAAAGACGTATTCCTAGCTCAACAGGTGGTGGAGCAAACGTTATAGACGCCAGTTATAATCCTCTAAGTGTAAACGAAGATTACTTTTTTCCACAGACCGCAGAAGGTCGCGGTTCAAAAGTTGAAACACTACCAGGCGGTACTAACCTAGGCGAAATCACAGACCTACGTTATTTCACAAACAAATTATTCCGTGCCCTACGTATTCCAAGTTCATACTTGCCTACAGCAATTGACGAAAGTCCTAATACAGTTGCTGATGGTAAGGTAGGAACTGCTTATATTCAAGAATTGCGTTTTAACGAATACTGCAAACGTTTACAGTCTATGATTGTAGAAGTTTTTGACCTAGAGTTTAAACTGTGGTTACATCATCAAGGTATTAATATTGATAACGGAATATTTGAGTTAAAATTTAACGAACCGCAAAATTTTGCAGCCTATCGACAGAGCGAGCTCGATACTGCTCGTGCAGCTACATTTAGTCAGGTTGTACAGATCCCACACCTCAGCAAACGTTTTGCTATGAAACGATTCTTAGGAATGAGCGAAGACGAAATTAAAGAAAACGAACGCTTGTGGAGAGAAGAAAACGGCAGCAATTTAAAATCGGAAGCTGACTCACAGAGTCAACTTAGATCCGCAGGCATTACTCCAGGCGGCTTATCAGCTGACATGGGCGCACAAGAAGCAGAAGCCCCAGCAGATCTAGCGGCCGCAGCAGAACCAGGAACTGTTGACGCAGCAGCGCCAACAGAACCTCCAGCACAGTAATAAATACATTATGCTTCTTAACGAATTTTTTCATTTCAACGATGCCAATAACGACTTTGCACAAGATCGTAGATACGATTCCAGCAGAGATAGTTCTATTGTTAAACGTTCAGACACACGAAAAATTCGTCTGACACTGCGCCAGATCAATCAACTGAGATTGCAAGCAGAAGCACATCAATTAGAACAAGAATCTGAGCTGGGGTTTATTAAACAAATGTATGGAACACCAGTTGGCGAAGAAGCAGCACCTGCAGAATAATGCTGCGTTTGTCATAGGCAACGGCACTAGTAGACAGAGTCTTAGGCCGGAATCTTTGATAGACAAGGGTGTAGTCTACGGTTGCAATGCACAGTATAGAGAATATAATCCCCATTATTTGATAGCAGTTGATGTTAAAATGGTCAATGAAATTATAGACTCAGGGTGGCATAAAACACATCAAGTATGGACAAATCCTAACAAAGGCATTCGTACCAAACACAATATTAATTTTTTTAGTCCGCATAAAGGTTGGAGCTCAGGACCCACAGCATTGTGGTTTGCAGCCAGCCAAGGGCACCAGTCAATTTACATTTTTGGCTTTGATTATCAAGGACTTAACGGCAAATTTAACAACGTGTATGCGGATACATTTAACTATAAAAAATCAACAGATGCAGCCACATACTTTGGTAATTGGCTGAGTCAAACAGAAAAAGTAATTAAAGAGTTTAAACACGTAAAATTTTTTAGAGTAGCAGAACCGGGAGCATTTATACCTGATAAATTAGGTCCTAGTCTAACTAATCTAAGTCACATCACTTTTGATGAATTTCAAAGAATATTTCCTGAAACTATATATTCCGACCAAATTGATCAAAAAACTACCATTTAACGGCGTTTTGTAATCTACGCATTAAATAACTTACAGCCTTGACAATAT